CCCACCGACCACGGCAGACGTTGGCCTGCCGTGGTCGAATCGCTAGGCGCCGTCGTGAGTTCCCTGATGCGGTTTTCGGCCCACATCGGCACAATCATCGTGGCGACAAGCACGCTCATGCCGCCGCCCTGTCCGTCAAGTTGCGCTCGAGCATCTCAATCATGGGCCGCACGGCCTGGCGCAGGTTGTTGCTGTGCGAGTAGATGCCGGTGGTCTTCTCGTACTCGGCAACCAGGTCGCGCGCCGCTGTCAGCGTCTCGATCATGGCCTTGACGCGCGCGTTGCGCTCGGCGGCCGGCGAGGGCGGTTGTTTCATCGCGACACGATAGTTTGCCTCGTTCAGTTCGCCGCCACTGCTCAGCCAGTGGATGACGCCGGCTTCGGAGATCACCAGTGGTGTCGCCAATTCCGTGGCGTCGTGCACGCCGGCGAGGGTATTCGCTTTGCTGTCACGCACGAGTCGCCAGCCCTGTGCCTCCCAGTAGGCCCAGGTGGACCGGGCGGCGTCTGGGGCGGCGACCGGGGCGGCGTTTTCTTGCTGGGGTCTTGCCAGCCCGCGCGCCACCTCGAAAGCCTGTTCCGCCGACGCGCACGAGCGAGTGCTTTGGCTGGTGCGTTCGTTGACCAGGTAATAGCGACCGTATGGGGTGCCGCGCAACTCCCAGCCGGCGGCGGCCAGGTCGGACGGCACAGGTGGCGCTGCCGGTTGCGTCGCCTCTTCTGCGACCGGGGCGGCGGTTTCACTCTCGTCGCCGGCAGGCTCCGCCTCGTTTCTCTCCACGGTGGACGCCTCGAGCATCTCGAACGCCCGTTTGATTGCCACCTTCAGTACGTTGTCTGAAATCATCAGCTTGCGGGCAGCGATCTCCCTGCGGATGTCGTCCCAGAAGGTGCTATTGCTGTGCGATGGGTTGCCATGCGCTGCCAGGTCACGCCAGTTGCGGTCGTACTTGTCTTTGTACTCCCAAATCCACGGCTTGATGGCGGTGGCCAGCAACTCGGCTCGCTGCGCCTTCGTGCCCAGGGCGCCAACAGCGGCGGCCCAGGCGTCACCATGTTCGGCGCGCCGTGCGTTGTAGGCGATGGCGATCTCGCCGGCATTCGTGGGGCGCTCGTCCAGCGGCTGATCCTCCTCCGGCTCGTCAGTTGTCTCTCCTCCCGTCAGCGCGGCCATTTTGCGATGCATGGCGACCAGGTTGCCGTCGAACTCTCGGTCAAGCAACTGACCATGCCGCGGATGATTGGCGACCATCTCGCCATCCGGTCTGACGCGCTGCGTCCAGCCATCGGCGCGCAGGTCCGGCCGCAGATCCCAGGTTAGGTCTACGCCTTCTTCGCTGTAGTCGTCTGAGACGCCATCAAGGGGAGTTGTGAGCGAATCGGCGCTATCGCCCTGTGGTGGGGCTGGGACAGGCGTAGACGCTACGTTTGCGCCGTCGGTTTGTGCCCAAGTGGGTAGCGGGCGGGCGCCATTGACGGCGTTGCCCGACAGGCCGACGCCGCGCTCTTCCGCCAGTTTGTACAGGGCCATGTAAAGCTCGTGCTGCCGCACGCGCTCGGGCGCCAGTGCCTGCTGGCAGGCGGCAAACATGGTCTGGTTGCGCCCTGCGGCGCACTCCCAGATGGCGACGCCGGTGTCGTTGAGAAGCACAGGCCGCAAAGCGAGAATGATCTGATCGACCGCAAGGTAGTTTTGCGGTTTGCCGCCGATGTTTTTGGTGTCGATCGTGCGACCGTCGGCGCCCTTGCGGTCGGTTGACTTCGGAATTTCCGAAGTGCGCTCCAGATCGGCCCGGATGTTGCGCACGGTTTTTTCATCTACGGAGCAGCGCCTGGCGATCTCCGGGTTGCTCCATTTCCCCCACTCTTCATCCCGCAGCAGCGCTTCCACCGCGCGGCGCTTGTCGGCGTTCGTGCGGCGCAGACCGTGCCGCGCATTGGCGCCGGCGGCGTGGAGGATGGCATCGCGGCGGGCGCCAGCGTGCACGATGGCGGGCACCAGCGTGTCGCCAACGGAGACGCCTACCTTTCGATACGCCTCGATGCGATGGAAACCATCGGCGAGCCAATATGCGGCCCCGTCGTAGTAGACGACTACAGGGTCGAAATCGCCCCAGCCGTTCTCGGCCATATAGGATCGGTACTCCTCCACAGTTTCCTCATTCAACGCGGCGCGCATCTGGGTGCCGCCGTCGGTCTGGATGCTATGCAACGCAATTTGTTGGCGGAGGCTCGCCTGCCCCGGCTCTGCGGTCAGCACGGCGTCGCCGTTGCGCAGGGCGCCGACATCGATGCGTTGGTTGGCGGTGGTGGCCATCATGGTTTTGCTCCTTCCTGATAGTAGGCCGCCGGCTGGGTCTTGCCGCCGGCGGTGGGTGTCGTGGCGTCGTAGTACGCTTGCGCCTGGTCCAGCAGGCGGGACAGCAGCAGGTCAACGCCGTCGGCTACGTCGAGCGAGGTCAACGTGGTTGGCACGGCCAGGTGGCGACGCCACAGGTGACGTTGCTGGCGTGGTTGGGAGCTTTGCCGCATGGATAGCTCGATGATTCGGCTGGCATCTCAGGTGGCGCTTTCGACGTGGGCCATCACAGAGGTTGCCATGCTGCTCTACACCCGCAAGCGCCTGCTGGTGGTCGTGGGGGTGCGCTGGGCCATCTTCGGGCTGGCGTGTTTTGCGCTGTGGATGTTTCTTTCTTCCATTTCAATTTACGCCACTGCCGTTATACCCCGTGGCGATCTGGTCAACGTGTTCGCGTCCCTGGAGTTGGGCACGGCGATAGGCGCATGGGGCTGGCTAATCTGCAACGTTCACGCAAGATTCAGGATTGTGGCGGGCAACCAGTAGACTTTACATAACGAAAAGCGCCAGATCGATTGACCTGGCGCTGTGGGTGGTTGGACACTTGGTCACATTACTTAATCCAGTATTGCGTCAGGTCCATATCGTTGCCGATGATCTCCACTTCCATGTTGCCGTACATGGTGACGAAGACGGCGGCCCAATCGTGCCAGTCATAGCGAATTCCCCACACCTTTGTGCAGAGTTGCATGATCGACATTGCGCTGTGCGTCTCACCTCGCCGGCTCTTAATGAACTGCGACATCAGCGTGTCGGCTTGCGCCGGCGTCTGTTCGATGCTCACAAATACCCGTGTCATGGTTGCGTCTCCTGTTGCGGCTGTTGCGCCTGGACTGGCGCAGGTTGCGAATCACGGTACATCCTCAAGCGCCTTCTCTGCGTCTGTTGCGGCTGTTGCGCCTGGACTGGCGTTTGTTGCGAATCACGGTACATCCGGTCAATTGCGATGGTTACCACCGTCGTGGCCGTGGTTCCCATCTGCGCCGCCAACTCCTGAATCTGGCGGGCCGTGTAGTCAGACAGTCGGTATGATGTGGATGGTTGACTCATCTGACATACCCATCCTCTCGCAGGTACTTGTCGCCGTCGCATTGAATGACCCACTTCTGCCCGTTGTCGGTGTCAATCTTAACTGACTTGGCAATCCATCCCTTCATTTTGATGATTTCATCTTGCGCCGCTTTGCGGGTATCAAAAATTTGCTTGTCCATTTGCGTCCCCTTCTTTCCGCTTCCCCCGGCTTGCACGGCTGGCCGGGTGTAACTTGGTCACGCTTCGTTCGGCACAACACCGATGAACTGTGCAATGTCGGTCAAGTCACTGACGACCTGCGTTGCGTCGCCAACGTGCGCCCAATCTACGTCATCCGGCAGAACATCGCCCATGTCATCCGTCCAGAGTTTCAAGGCTTCGAGCAGGCGGACGGCTTCTGCCATTTTCACCACGTATGCAAGCACTGCTGATTCGTTGCCCATCGTCGTGTCTCCTATTGCTAATCTGTCGGTTACGGTTGCCCGGCGTCGGGGTGCGCCGGGTGGTGGGTGGGCTACTTGCCGATTGCGTCAATTGTCTTAGCTGCGAAGTCCGCCTGTGCCCTGAGCATTGCCGCCAGTACTATCAGTGCATTCTGGCGATTCTGTTGCTCAATCTCAACAGTCTCAACAGTCTGAATGGTCTGTGTGGTCCGAGTGGTCTGAGTGGTCTGAGTGGCGTTCATTGTTCGCTCCTTTTGCTAGTCCCTCTGTTTGCTTTCCTGTATACATTGTAGTGCATATTGCAATACGTTGCTATACGATTACCCTACGATTTGCAGACCTATTCCAAAATCGAATAGGTCAGGTAGATGGACGGCGCTGCGAATCCGTCAGGCGCAACGGCGTTAGCGTTTCCGTGCGTGGATTGACGACGGCCCAGCCGGTGAAGTCTGGACGTTCTACCCACGCCACGGTTGCCGATGGCGCAGCCTTCAGCAACGGCGCGGCCATGATGACAATCTGCGCCGGTGGCTGCACGGCGGGCCGATGCGGACGCGCGGCATAAGCTACGCCGATGCGCTGCACAGACCAGCCCAGCGCTACCACGCCGCCGAGAATCGCCAACGTACCAACAATGGTTTTCGCCGCTTCGCTGCGTTGCTCGCCAAGCTTTATATCCCGGTTGGCTTCGATACGTGCGCGATCCGTCAGCCCGGCCTCACGCGCTATCGCCGCCGAGTTATCCCAACTCAAGCCAAACTCCCCGACGTTCGGCGCACCGAAGGCAAACGCAGCAAACAGGATGCAGGCGACGGCCAGCACCCCGATCCACATGCAACCCAACCCGTTATTTCCGCTCATTGTTGAACTCCTCTCGAATCGTGTACTGTGCGTAGGTTCCCCGCCGCCACGCAAAGCGGGTACTGCCGGTACTGCGCAGCACCAGGCGCACGGCGTACAAAATGCCCACGGCGGCGCACATCGCCCCGATGCGGAATGCAACGCCGCCCCATTCCACGGTAGCCAAATCAAACGGCAGCGCCAGAACAACCAGCGCTAGAATGCTGCACGCCAGCGGCACAGCGGCAAGCGTGATGACGACCCGGCGCTGCGCAGGCGACCGAACAACGGCAATCGACGCCACGATGACGCCGACCATCAACAACCCATTTAATGCTGCAATCTCCATTTTGCCCCCTACCACCCTGCTGCAACTCTAGTCGGAATTCGCTAGTCACACATGACTAGGCTAGCCGTCGCCTAGCATGACTAAGATTTCGGTCCCTCCAGCTTCGTGAGCGCCTCTTGCAACGAAGCAACCAGAACGACCGTGCTGCGCCCCTCTTTGGCAACGATGCCGTGCGCAGCCAGCACATCACGCGCTGCAAACCAGCGTGGCGACGGCCATCCAAGCAGCCGATTCATTCTGTCTTTCGCCGGCCATTTGCCATCGGAGAAGTGACGGCGAATCAACTCCTGAGCATCCCGCACTTCCGGCGCTGCCGTGGCGCTTGGCGTGTTGCGCAGCACTTGCCGAGTGCCGCTGTGGTCTGTGACGGTCAGGTAAGCATTGGCGGCAATTAGGTCGCGTTGCAGCGCCGCAACGGTATCGCGCAGATCGGCGTTAGCGGTGCGTGTCGCCTCCAAATCACCAATCAGGCGTCGGTAGTCGGCAATGTCAATGATTTCGTCTACGGCGCTGCGCAGCACCATCAACGCCCCAAATACCAGCGCGCCGGCAAGTGCGGCCCAGCGTGCTACCGCCCAGCCATCTGCGCCAACCTGCCAGGCAAGCACGCCAGCCAGCACCGCCGCCCCCAGCCCGCCGCCGAAGTTTTGCAGCCACACGGCGAACACGCTGCCCGTCGTGAGTGTTGGTTTCGATTGTTCTACAATCTGCGCATCCTGCATTATGTCACCTCTCAACAATCAAAAAGCCGTAGCGTTGCGGCTACGGCTTGTGTTACACTTCCTGCGGATGCGCCGTAGACTCGCATCCTGTTGTATCCCCGGTTGTGGCCACTACCGCAGCCGGGGAGTTTGTCTACTCAGTTACATTTTCTTCATCGTGTCGGTATACAGCCCCAGGTAGAAGTCTGCACGCTCATGCTCTGTTGCCAGTTGGGACATGATGTCGATTTCTGATTTCGGCGCAGGTTCCGGTTCCGGTTCGCTGTACACGCTCCAGTCTGTCCATTCCTCTTGTCGGCTAAGTCTGCCGGACAGAATCACCGGCGCAAGAAGGACCAGAAGCACGAACATACAAACCGCACCGAAGGCAAACCACATGGCCCTGAGCGCAAACCAGTCAAATGTGATCGGCGTCATGGTTGCACCTCGTCTGGATTCAGCAGCCGATGGACGGCAAGCTTGAGATGTTCCACGTCTTTGCGCAGTGCGTCAATCTCCGATTGCATCTTCTCCAGTTCTGTCATTAGCGGCAATGCGCCAGTCTGCGCCGGAACATAGCGCACGCTCGAATAGGTGTAATCGTCACCGTCAACGTGCGTTTTCATTGTGCGTATCCAGGTGCGTTTTGCGTGGATAGGCCATACAGGCTTGCTATGGCGTCGCGATAGCGTTCAAGCGTCAGGCGCAGCGCTTCAATTTCGTGTTCCTGGTTTTTCAGCACCTGCTCAATGCTGATTACCGGTTCTGGCTCAGGCGGCAACGGGCGAGAAAGCACAACATAATGGCCATTGCGCATCTTGATATCGTATCCTTCGCTCCGAAGGTCTGCGATCCGCCCAGTGATTGAACTGCGGTCTGCGCCAAAGATTTTCATCATTGCGTCAATCGTCGGTAGCACATCCTGCGAATCGCACAACTCACGAACACGGTCAAGCATCTTTGCTGTCTTCATCCCGCTGCCATCCTTTCGTATTGCTCTAATCCTGCGTCAATCACATCACGCCATTTTAAGCCCCGTAGGGCGTCGAAACGCTGCTTTTGGCATTCCGATACCACGGGGCGCACAAGACGCCGTGTACCCCGATGTAACCTAGTTACATGGGCATTCCCGACTACCTCGCTAACGCTGCCGTTTACGTGTAGCGTCACGGGCGTACTTCCAACCATGATTACCGTCTCTGGGGTACCCTCGCCAACCATCCACACCGACGCATCCGGCGAGGCTGCGCCAACGGCATCGGCCACGGTTGGCGGAAGTTCGGCCATGCCCACGGCGCGCCGCAGGTCATTGCGCATTGCCCTGGTTGGCGTCATGTCGGCGGCGTGTTCGTACTTGCCCCATTGCGCCTTGCTGTACAGACTGCCAGACAACGCAACAAACTTGTCTAGGCTCATCTTCTCACGAATCTCCGTGAAGATGTCCCGGTAGTCCGAAGCGCTCAGGTCGTCGAGCGTTGCGTCTTTTGTAATCAGGTGGACAGTCATGGTTGCACCTCGACCGCCTTGTGCTGCCGCTTCCATTCATTGATGGCGGCTTCTTCAGTTTCAAACGTGCCAGATGTAAAGCCGCTGATCCAGCAATCGTAATCAGAACATTCGACCCAAAACACTTCAGCGCTTCCAAACAAATCGGTAGTCAGTTGCGCCGGTGTACCGCAATGGCACGGCGGCAAATCTCGCCTCAGTTGATGTCTCACTTTGTCGCCTCCTGAATATGCCGGATGATTCGTTCTACGTTCTGCGCCGTCACTTGCCCTGTTCCCAACTCAAACACTCGCCAGCCGGCCAGCGTTGCAGCGTTCACTTTCTCGCGGTCACGAAGATAGCCTGCGCCGCGGACGTGTCTGCCACCTGACCACACGCCGCCGTTGATTTCGATGGCAGTCTTTGTAACCGGGTGTGCAAAGTCGAGACGCCATTTTCGCTCTGCGTGAAAGCGAAGTTCTGTCACTAGCGGCGGCCCGTCCAGGTCATCCCACATGCGGGCAAAATCTGCGCTCAGTTTGTCCGTGTCCGTTGTCGCCTGAATCGGCGGGCGGGCGGCTGGTGCGGCATCCTGAGTGACTACAATCTCTGGGTTGCGCTTGAGGATGGCGGCTAGTTCGGTTTCGGTCACTTCGTCACCTCAGTGACAGGGCGCTGCCACTTGCACAAGCGCCAGTCAATGCCGAGATACAAGTCGATGTGCCCGGCAAAGAGCGTGGCAGAATACCCGCCTTCCAAAACTATCGTTGGAGTCCATTCCTTGCCATTCAAAACGGGATCGTGCGCCCACCACCGGGCAAAACCAGCCCCAGTAGCGTCGCCAGGCTCGACGCAATACCATTGCGCCCATTCCGGTGCTTCGCTCCAGTCGGGTGCGAGTGCGGCAACAGCGGCGTCACGTTCGGCCAACTTAGCCAAAGTTGCTTCATAGCGCTCACTTATTTCTTCGTAGCGATCACGCATCTCGACATACATTGTCCGCATGATTTTCGCTTCTTTTTGCATCGCCCGTACAGTGTCCATCGTTATCGGTAGCATAGCGTCCATATCTGTCACCTCAGTTACAACATGAAAATGGACGGTAGCAGCATCGCAGCAGGTTGTCACGGATACTCGCTACTGCTACCGCCTCATGTATCGACAACGCCAGCGGGCGATTCGCAAACGGTGCAATCCAAGATGCTCACACGCCGTTGTGTGTGGCACTAAGTCCGTTGCAGCGTTGCCCGCAGGCGTGGTTCGCATCATGTGGGCTTGCCAGCCTGTGCGTTGCCCCAGGCTGGCGTTGACCGTGCAAAGGAGACGTCATCGAACATCGCAACGTGACCACGGCGCCCGAATTACGGATGATTGTCTACAGTTTCCCCACCCACGGCGCATGTTCGTTCAAAAAGTGCGCTACGGAGTCCATGTCATGGTCTACCGCCACCCCAGGCCGCTGCGTGAGATTCAGCAGCGCTTGCCACGGAATGGCCTCGACGGTTGCACGCAGGTGTAGGTATTCCGGTCCGGTAGAAATGGCGTAGCCGGCGCCGTGAAGCAACTCAATTGCTCGTTGCTCTGCGGCGGTCATGGCTGCACTCCATACGGCTGCCACGGGCGGGCCGCTAACTTCTCACACGTCAATGATGCTGTAAGCCCGTATCCAACGTCACAGCGGGCCGTTGGTGCGCCTGTGGTGCTACTCTGGCACATCTGGCCATGCGGTATCCGGTAGCAATTCATCGGGTACGCCTGCGCCGGTGTGCTGCCCAGGATGCTGGCGACTATGGCCAGCATGACGATGATTCGTTTCATGGTTGCGCCTCATTTTCGATGCAAAACGACTGAATTGTGACTGGCACAACATAAGGCGTCAGGTATGCGAATGCTTTGCCGCATCCAGGCGTTTCGTCAACATCGCAATAGGCGATGGCCATCCCTGCGCCGAAGTTCACGAGTAGCTCGAATTCATTGCCGCAGTACGGGCATTTGACCTTGACCTTTTGGGCGGCTTGCAGTCTTGCACCGACAATAATCTCTGTCATGGTTGCGCCTCCGTGTGCAGGTGCTTGCGCTCGAATGCTGCGCAGGTTTCGGTGAGAAGTTCGGCGGCTGACCAGTGATTGACGGAACAAACGCCAACCCAATACGTAAGCGCATCCACCAAATAGCCAAAATCCTCTGTGATGCGCGACATGGCCAGCGCCCAAAGCACGGTGTGAATTGTTCCGCCGTAAACATTTGCTTCCATCGGGCAACCGTCAACCTGAATCATGGCACTGGCAATCATGTACCCAGTCTGCCCCCATTCCTTGCGCATGTCGGCGTCTTTGGCGTGGTTGCGCTTGTCGCCTGTGCGCTCCATGCGGAGTTTGGCGTCGAGCGTTTCGCCCGCTTCGGTGATGGCGTAATCCACGCATCCCGGCACATCTGGCAACGGCAACACGCCCGCCGTGCGCTCCCTGGACTGTCTGACCATCTCAACCAACTCTGTTACGTCCATCGTTGTCACCTCGTTACAAAATGAAACAGCCGGGCAATCTTCCGTGATTGAGAATTACCAGTTGACAATCAAGTCACCGTCGCCAGTTACCACACCAGAACGAATGGCGGACATGGCCCGGCTGTTTTCAACGTGAGTTACTTTGCCGCCGTGATGCGCAGCGTCCCGGCCCGTTCGCTAACCTTGCGGTAAGGCGACAACCGAAGCGCCAAATCAGCGTCGTCTCTCAGCAGGATGTCAATCGCTTTGGCGTCATACGTGACGCTCTGCGATGGCGCCGTAATGCTCGCCTTGCCCGCTTGCGTGCTGTATGCCGTCTGCCCAGTCTCCGTCATCACATCCTGAATGAGTTGCTTGGCCGCATCCTTCACGGCTGCAAACTCATCACTAGCTGCACTTGCGGCGTGATAGACTGCAATAGCAGACTCTACGGCCGTAGCCGGTACTTCGTATTTCGCCGTGTTCAGCCATACCGCCAATTCTTCAGGTGTTGTCATCTCGCTACCTCCAGAATGAGCAGCGCCACGAGGGCAAGCGCTGCGAGAATTGCCGTCCCAACGTCCATGCGTGTCATGCGAACAGCGCTGCGCCTTCGGCCTCTGTCACGTCGCTAACGTCTAGCGGCTTGTCAATGGCCGGTTCCTGCGCACGTTCTGCCGCAGCCTTCAGCCGGTCATGGTAGAAGGCTGCGTACACTTCAGCGGCATTCGATGTCTTGAACTTCCCGCCAAAGCCGTCTTTGATGACCTTCTCAAATGCGTTTTTGGCGTGCTGCATTGCCGCACAAGCGCCGATGTCGATGCTCCACTGGAACGCATCCTGCGGCGCCTGCCAGGTTGAAATGATTGCGGCGGCGGCAGCATCTTCAGGCGACACGGCGGCTTTGCCGTTGCCGTTGCCATTCGTCGGTGTAACCTCGGTGACAGTCGTGTATGTCGTCTCGACATAGTTGCCATCGGCATCCACTGCGGCACCAAGCTCATCGGGCGTGTAGACGGCGTTGCCATAAAACACGTCAGGGCAGTACCACTTGACGCCGTTGGACATGGCGCGGGCGTACATCATGTTGCGCCCGTATTTCTGCATGTTCTGAGTACCGGCGGCTTTCGCATCCTCTTTCGTGAAAGTGGATTCTCCGAGGAGTTCAAGATTGCCGCCGATGCGCTCAAAGAACTTAATGGTCACAGCGTCATCGGTGATTTTCGCCCGAAAGTCGTAGCGGGCGCTTGCCTTGACAGCGGCGGCCATGAGATTGGCCGACATGACCGGCTTGCCCTGAATAACGTGGATACCCTGCACCGATGCGAAGGGACCATAGCCCATCTCCTGACCGGCCAGAATTTTCGTTGCCATCTGCGCAATGGCCTGCTCAGAGTTGCCTTTGGCGTCGAAATAGCTGGACATGGCCAGCAGACGTGCGACCTGCTGAATTTCGTTAATGTCGGCTCGTGTTGCAAGTGCGGTAGTCATTTCATCTCCTCCTATAACCCATAGCGCCAGTCATACGCCGACTGGCAATCATCCAAAACCATGTCCATCTCTGCGGCGCTGCGTCCCTTTGCGCCCATGACATCGCAGACGGCGCAGGAGGCTTCGGCGTCAAGCGCTGCCCACCATCCGGCAGTCTGCGGCATGTTCTGACAAGCGCTTTCCGGCATCCCGGCGGCGTACAGGTTGAACCCCGTCTGCCAGTCCGACACCGGCGCTACCACCCACACCATCTGCTGCACTGTCTGCGTTTCGTTCATCTCTGCGTCTCCTCTGTCACTCGGTTACAATCACGCCCTAATGATTGTCCGTCAATCGAATCTATGTAAGATTCTATCACGAATGATAGACGGTGTCAACTATCAATATCGAAAAATCATTCATATCTGATTGACAATCAACCGGAGACGGTGTATTGTATGATAGAAAGGGAGGTGATTCGATGACTGTGAAGATTAATAGTAGGTTTGTGAAAACGTTGCTGGCAGAGCGTGATGAAACATTGCGTGATGTTGCAGCGCGGAGTGACATCGGGGAGGCGACACTTTACCGCATCCTAAACGGTGCGGAATTCAATAGCCGAACTTTAGGCAAATTGGCCGAAGCGCTCGAATGCGCTCCAGCCGATTTAATCAGCGCGGACGGCTACCCGTCCCCTCTTGTGGTCGCCCAAACCGCTCGTGTTCCACAGACTGCACTAGCGGCTGTGTAGCGGTTTGGGCGCGGCAAAGAAAAAGCCGCGCCCGAATCGGACACAGCTTTTTTCGTTGTCCCGTGCGCCACCGGCTCGATACTGAGAGCGCACTAGACTATATGCAACTGACGATTCTGCGACGGGGTATGCGCTCCATTGCCTATGGCTTTGGGCGTTTCGTCGGTTGTGAGCGGGTGACGAGGATCGAACTCGTGTAGCTGGCTTGGGAAGCCAGAGCCTGACCACTAGGCTACACCCGCTAAAACAAAATCTGGTAGACCGTTCTTCACAAACGCTTTTTGGGAATTAGCGTCTGAGTCGAAAAGCCTACCCGATGTGTACCGGATACCGTGCCCAGTCAAGCGAAAGTAACTCGACGGGTGAGCGGTAGTGTACCCGTATCCTTTCCCGATTGCGCCGCCAATCGGCAAGGTTTTGGTACACCATTGTCACATCGGAGTTGCCCCGCAAACTATGACCGACTTGCAGTTTAAGTGCTATATCAGCCATCGGGCCGCTAGTGGCGTTGACCTCACGCCAGTAGTCAATCAGCGCAGCCCGAAATGCGTGAGGATGCGCCCGCGGCAGTGCAGCATCTTTGCCGATTCTCCTGACCATAAGTTGAATCCCGTTGTCAGTCAACCCGAACAGGCTCCCCGCCGCTATGCCCGCCGTCCTGATCCACGCTTTCAAAATCAACCCAGTCGCAGAATCAAACATACTGTAGCGCGGCTTCATTCTGCCGCTGGTGTCGCGCTTGACGGTGCGCAGATGCACGAATCCCGTGTGCTTGGCGCTTACGTCCAGGTTCGTCACCGGCGTGTCAAATTCAACGTGTTCAACCTCGACGGCGGCAATCTCGAAGCGGCGGGCGCCCGTGGCCGTGGCAAACAGAATCAGCGCCGTATCACGGATGCGATTCTCCCCGGCGCACGCTGCCAGCAGTGCGGTGATGTCGTCGGAGTCTGGAAAGTATTTCTCCCGTCCTGGATCGGGGTACAAAGGGCACATGTCCGTCAAGCTGATGGGAATGTAGCCTTTGTCGTGCGCCCAGGTAAGCAACTGGCGCACGCGCTTTGTGCAGCGCCAAATCACCTGCGTGCTGGCCGGCTGCCCGAAGCCGTTGCGGTAGTCGGATTCGATCCATGCTGTCATCTCCGTAAAGCTGTCATCGGTGAGCATGGTATTGCTGCGTGCCTTCCACCAGACAATGAATGGTGCAAGGTCTTGCCGGTATCCTTCGAGGCTGGTGGCTGCAATTGTGCGACTTTTCGCTTTCAGGAAATCTTCAATGAGGAAAGGCAATGCGGCGGCATCCACCTCTCGGGTCTGAGGTTGGGTAATGGCGATCATGGGATTCTCGTTTCTCGTTGGAAGGTTTGAGATTGATATCACCATTATGCACCATGTTCAGGTTGCGGAAATGAAAACCGCCGCTGAAACGGCGGTCACGAAGAGACAGGAACGGAAACCTGCACACTACAACCATAGCACGAATCGGATCGGAGCGTTGCCAAAATGACTATGACTTTAGCGATACCAATCATCCTGTGCTTGTCGGCTCTATATGCACTCCTACTCTCAACCCGCATGGGCATCCTGTTTACCGACCGTTACGCATGGCTGGCTTTCAGCTTTGGCGAGATGCTTGTCATCTTGTTGGTTGCGCTACTGGGCAGCGTCAACGCCGTTGACCTGTTTCTGCTGAATGCTGCCGGCGCAATGCCGATGGTGCTGCGCTGGGCTTGGCTGGACATTGCGCGCACATCACGGCGCAATCTGAGGGCAATCTATGAACGCGAAGCGCAAGAGATGGCCGGAAGAAGCGGAGCAACGCAGGATTGAATCAGTCGCACTTTTCCTGTCCATTCGAGATTTGGCCGATGTCGTGTTTGCCGCTCTCGAGGCGGGCGATGCTGAAGCAGCCGCAGCCGGGCTGGGTAGGTTGCGCGGGCAAGCGGCAAAGGGTGCATACCTGCTAAAAGACATGCCCGCGATGTGGGCATATGACAATGAGATAGAGTGAATCGGCTCTATTTTTTGATTGACAATCTATCAGATATGATATACAATCTATTACAGGTTGAGTTTCGATTATCTTTGACAGGGGATACAAATGAGTGCGAATACTGGCGAACGGCAGCGAACAAAGTGGCTACAAATCCGTGTATCCAAAGACGAACTCGAGAACGTCAAGAGGCTGGCGGATGTTTACGGGTTGGACGTAAGCGACTTCATCCGCTACGCCATTCGCTGGATTGACGACGAGCGGCCAGAGATGAGCATTGCGCCACGAAAGGCGGCAGAGTAAGAAATGGCAGACTTCTCAGACGACGACTTCAACCGGCTGGTTGACGACAGCATAAAAACGTCAGCCGACATTGACGCAGAGCGCGAAATAGGCGACTTGGTTTCGTGGAATGCGTCAACCCTCGGAGACGCATATAAGCAGATTGAACCGACAGAATTTGTTATTGACGGGCTTTTGCCGTTGCCATCGTTGTCGATCATGTACGGTGGGCCGGGCAGTCTCAAGTCAATGGTTCTGCTTGACATGGGTCTATGCGTGGCGGCTGGTGTGCCGTGGCTTGAGCCATTGCCAGACACGGGCGGATATGGGCCGGGCGCAAACTTCAAGACCAACCAAGCGCCGGTCATGTGGCTAGACTTCGACAACGGGCCGCGCCGCACATCCGAACGCGTAGGCGCCATCGGACGGGGCCACAACCTGGACGGCTCTACACCATTCCGCTATGTATCAATGCCAAACCCCTGGCTTGACGCTTCGGACTTCTCGCAGATGCTGCAAGTTATAGCATGGGTCAAGCGCCACGGCTCACGGCTCATCCTGGTTGACAACCTATCGCTCGTGTCCGGCTCCGTGGATGAAAACAGCGGGCAAATGTCGCAGGTACTTTCGAGGTTCCGTGTGCTGGCAGAAGAGACGCAGAGCGCCGTGATTATCATCCATCACCAACGCAAGTCGAATGGTTTGGCGGCAGGCGTCACAAGCAAAAGCGAGACGCTGCGCGGCCATTCAAGCATTAACGCTATGCTCGATCTGGCGCTACTGGTAGAACGCAACGGAAGAGAAGATGCCGTCCTGATTACCCCGACGAAGGTTAGAGACTATCAAGACTTCGAGACGTTCGGCGCACTCTGGACATTCGAGCATTTCCCAGACACCAAACAACTCTACACCGGGCGATTCTGGGCAAAGTCTACCGCCAACCCTGAGCAACTCGTCAATATGGCCGTGATGCAGCACATCAAAAACGAATTGCGCGGCAACGGCTGGATGTCTGCGAAGGATGTTCTGCAACTGGTGCGCGATAGGATGGCGGCGCAACCTGGCGGCAAGCCAGCCGGCACAAATAAGATTTACGGGCTTATGCGTGAGATGGCGGAAGCCGGGCAACTTATGCGCCGGGGCAACCAAAAGAGTCTGGAGTATCTACTCGTATGATTTCATTCGATGCTTTTCACTGGCAATTCTTTGTCACGACCCCCCCCGTGACAATGACCATTTGTCACGGGGGGGGTCGTGACAAAGAATTGAGTATTGTCACGGGCATTGTCACGGGGCTTTGGAGATATAAAACTTCTTTGTCACGGGCTTGTCACGGGCTTGTCACGGGCGCAACCTTCATTGTCACGGGCATACATACACTATATAGGTGTATGCCCCGTGATAAAGGCCATGACATTGAATTTTTGGGGGGATTATGATCGGCTCACCGGGTGTACTAGGAGCAAGTCAAAAGGGAACGCAAAGACGGCCAGCGCCGCAGGTGAATTCAGCATGGGCGGATGCTGTTAGCCAAGCCAAGCGCGTCAACGTGGTCGACCTGGCAATGCAGCGGGTTGAACTCAAGCGCGCCGCGGGGCAGGAGTGGCAAGGACCGTGCCCCAAGTGCGGCGGCACTGACCGGCTTCACGTCAAAGCGGATGGCTGGTTTTGCCGACAGTGCAAGCCGATTGACGCAGGCGGGCATGGATGGCATGACCCTATCTCTTGGATTCAGCACACATCAAACGTGACATTTGACGATGCTGTGTCCATCCTGACGGGTGTCAAGCGAGACGCAACCAGCGCGCCGCGGCAGACTCCCGCACAACCGGCACGGGCGCAACCTGCGCAGCCTTCTACACCGGCGCCACAAACAGACGAATGGCGGGCAAAGGCGCAGCCTATCCTCGACGCCGCGATTATGGCGCTGCTGGTGGGTGACAATGCGGGCGCGGCGTACCTGAGCGGGCGCGGTTTGGACTCTGCAACGTGGGCAGAATTCGGGCTTGGCTTCGGTGCATTCCACGATAGACCGGCGATTGTCATCCCGTGGTATCGGGGCGGGAAGTTGCAGGCGATTCGATACCGCTTCATCGAACCGGCAGACGGCCCGAAGATTGTCAGCGAACCAGGCAGCAAGTTTGCCGGGGCCATGTACGGCGGGCAGACATTGTGCGGCGGGCCGGAACACTTGCGGACGCTGGTCATTTGCGAGGGCGAAATCAATGCGATGTCAATCTGGCAGGCGGCGCGGGATAGCTATGTGGACGTACTGAGTACCGGCAGCGAATCGGCCATCATTCCCAAAGCGGCGCTAGAGTACGCCGCGACTTTTCGCACCTGCGTCGTCTGGATGGACAAACCAGACATTGCGCAAAAGTGGGCGGCGCAGATAGCGGGCGCGGTTGCGGTCGCATCGCCGGGCGGGATGGATGCCAACGATTTGCTGCGCTCTGGGCGGCTGGCCTACTTCTTGACGGTTTCCAGGCTGAAGGCTTGTTGTACTGACGC